AGCACAACCTCAATCAACTCCGCGTCAAAGATTTTTGTTATCAAAGAGACACCAAATGGTTTTTATGAAGTAACGTTCAGTAACGGTACAACTCTTGGAGTTTCTCCACAATCTGGTAACAAAATCGAAGTTGTATATGATGTCGTGGTTGGTCCAGAAGCGAACGGTGCGCGGACGTTTACTGCAACATCGGGTATCAGTGGTAAGATTGTTAATATTACAACCACTACACTTTCGTCTGGTGGTTCATTAAAAGAAGATTTGGAGTCAATTCGAAAGAACGCACCCTATCAATATGCAGCACAGAACCGAGCGGTAACTGCGGAAGACTATTCATCGTTGATACTTCGAGAATATGGTAACGTGGTATCTGACGTTCAATCATGGGGTGGTGAGGATAACATCCCACCACAGTATGGAACTGTTTTTTCTTCATTGGTTTTTTCTACAACGGATTCGACTATTCAACAGACAACAAAGGATGCAATCCGTGCATTGTTCAAAGACCTAGCTGTCGTTTCATTCAATCTAGAATTTGTAGATCCAATCGAAACATTTATTGAAGCAAACGTATTCTTCCAGTTCAATCAAAACTTGACATCTGAGAATAATAGTTCTATGCAGTCTAGAGTCAGGAATACGATGAGCAGTTTCTTCGACACCAATTTGGGTGATTTTGATCAGTCATTCCGACGTTCGAATCTATTAACACAGATCGATGAAACCGATCCATCCGTATTATCATCTCGTGCAAACATTAAGATGCAGAATCGATTCGTTCCTGTAACGGGTAAATCAAACTACACAATTAATTATCCAACATCAATTGCTCAACCAGATGATGAAGATTACATTATATTGTCAGAAAACTTCCGATATAAAGGGGATGTCTGTTATCTTCGAAATAGATTAGATTCTACAGTTCTTGAATTGTTCAGTGTAAACACAGGTAAACTTATACTGGATAACGTGGGATCATATAATCCAGATGCAGGCACATTGTCACTCGAAAGTTTTTCAATCAGTCTCATATCAGGTGACCACGTTAAAATTAAAGCCATACCGGCAAACCAAGCGACAATTACACCACAGAGAAATAATATTATTAAGTATGATGCTGGGTCATCAAGTGCAACCGCAGTACTTACCGATTCATTATAAATAGGATAAACAACTTAGCAGAGTAAAATCATGTCACAGAGTCATGTAACAACCGATGGACGGAACGTCCTTTTACAATTATTGAAAGATGAAATGGATAGTGCAGTCGCAAATCCTGGCAGGTATTATATTGCTTTGTCTGGAGCGGATTCTTCTAGGGACGGTCTTTTCGATCAAATGGTTGCACGGAATGAAATGCATTTTGTTAAACCTATCAGTAATTCTTCGTTTGTGGTTCCTACATTTAATTGGACTTCGGGTCAGGTTTACAACGCATACGATGATAACAACCCAGATCAAGAAAAATTTTACGTTGCCAACTCTTTAAACGAAGTGTTTTTAGTCGTACAGACCGGTAAAAATAGTGCAGGAGTTGCACAGGGATCTACGGTAGAACCTTTAGTATCAAGTGCTGTTGCATTTCAATCGAAGAGAAAATCGTTTGCAACGTCAGACGGATATGTGTGGAGATTTCTCTACACCATGTCCGGTAGTAAGATAAACTTTTTCAAAACAAATGAATTCATGCCGGTGCAGACTATTAAAACTGCGACGACATCGGAACAGGTTGAGCAAAAAGGTTTACAAGATAATGCAACTCACGGCGAAATTATAGGTATTGCAATTGACTCTGGTGGTACAGGTTACTCATTTACACCACGAGTTGATATCACCGGTAATGGTGATAGTGCATCGTTTACTGCGACAATTAGTGACGGCAAAATCGTAAAAGTTGAAGTGGATTCAGATGGATTCAACAGAATTTTACATGGACACAGTTATGATTTTGCAAAGGTTGTTCCGTCGGCGGGTGATGCAGTCTTGAGACCTATTATCTCTCCTAAACGTGGTGTTAACTTTGATCCGGTCTCGACCTTGAGGTCAGATCAACTTATGGTTCAAACCACAGTACAGGACACCGAAAACGTGACAATACCTCTTGCAGACCCAGAGAACGATTTTAAACAAGTGATGTTGTTAAGAAACATTCTTGTTCATGGTCAGAATGACTCTGACGATGCAAAACTTTTCTCTAAGTCTAACGGTAACGCAATGAACTATTTCACAGTGAGTGGTGGTTCAGGTTCGTTTGTTGCCGATGAAATATTCGAAACATCTGCACAGGTTAGGGGTAAGACTTTTTGGCATGATACATCTAACAATTTGGTTTACTATGTACAAAATGATTCTACGGGATTTGGTACATTCAGACCATCTGATACTATCACATCAACACAAGGTACAGGAACCTCAAAGTTGATTGATGCTATCAACAACCCAGATGTTAACAGATATTCGGGTGATGTTTTATACATAAATAATCTCGAAACTTCAATTCAACGAACTGCAACGCAAACTGAAGACTTCCGAATCGTATTAGATTTGGGAACAAAATAAAGGGTAAGATATGGCAACCAACTTCACTTCAGAAACGTTAAAAGGTACGTACAACGATGACTTTGATGTAGATAAGAATTTTCATCAAATACTTTTTAACAGTGGACGAGCACTACAAGCAAGGGAACTGACTCAGTTACAAACACTGATTTATCAGGAAACCAGTAGACTTGGTCGTAACATTTTCAAGGAAGGTGCTGCGGTATCTTCTGGTGGAGTATCGATCAATTCTTCTCTAGAATACGTAAAGATTGCATCCACTAACGCAGGTGGTGCATTCTCAGACATACCTTTGAACACTGTCTTTCGAGATAATACGACAGGTCTTGAGGCAAAGGTACTGCGCGTTGAACCACGTAATTCAGTCACTGGATTCACTTTTGATACCCTTTATGTTCAGTATATTGATAACGATGGTAATGCTCTTAGTGGAAGTCCACAACGGTTTGGTGACAAGGTAACACTGTTTGACCAGTCTGGCACTGGTTATGAATTAGTAACAGAGACCCCAAATTCTAGTGGTCGGGCAGTTAGGTTTGATGTTGAAGAGGGTGACTTCTTTGTTCTTGGAAGATTTGTTCATGCATCTAGACAGTCAATTATTCTGAAACCTTACGAACAATCGTTTACCGGAACTGTAGGTTTTAAAGTAGTACAAGAAGTACTTTCTGTGTCAGATGATACCAGTCTGTATGACAATTCGGGTGGTGTGTCGAATACATCCGCGCCGGGAGCAGATAGATATCGTATTCGTTTGACGCTGACAGACCACGCAGACATCACATCTGACGATACGTTTGTGTTCCTCGCAAACATTGAGAACTCTAAAATTGTCGAAGAAGTAACAGAGTCTGACGCATACAACAAGATCAACGAGTTACTTGCACTTCGCACCAGTGAAGAGTCGGGTAACTATGTGGTCGATCCATTCCAGATTCACTTCGAGGATGCAACTTCTGGCGATTCTACACTCGAACTTATTGTATCAGCAGGAACTGCATATGTCAATGGTTTTCGTACAGATCTTCCATCTGCAATTAAACTAAATGTACCACGTCCTCAAGAAACTGATAACTTCAACAACGACGCGGTCCCCGTTGAGTACGGTAACTATCTCATCGTTGACTCAGGTGCGGGTGCACCAAATTTGGATTTTGCAGAAGTTACACTAAGTACAAGTCGAACTTCATATACGGGTGCAAATAAAATTGGTACTGCACGAATCCGATCAGTAGAAAACGCATCGGGTATTAGTCCACTTCCCAATCAGGCAACGCACAAAGTATATCTACAAGATGTACTGATTGATTCCGATAAAGACATTACTGACGCACGGTTTATTGGTACATCGACTAGTAACCATTACCGTATTGCGGTAGGTGACAGCGCAGAAGCAAAACTGTTTGATGTTAAAAACAATGATCTGTTAATGCCGTTGACTCAACCACGACTTGAATCAATGTCAGATATTGTTTTGAAAGTGCAACGTCATGTCGGTAGTAAGACCGTCGCATCTAGTGAAATTGATATTTCAACAGAACTTGGTGCCGGTGAGTCTTTCGTTGATCGAACTAACTGGATTGTAAGTTCCGCTACTCGTGCATTTATTCCACACACTGCTGCGGTAGACGGTACAATCACCTTGACAGATGTTTCGGATGGTGAGACACTAGAAGTATTGTACTATGTCCAGAAAACTGGTGCAGTTCGTACAAAGACAAAAGTTGACAACCTCACCGCGACACTAACCAAACAAACAGGGTTTGACAAAACTAACAGTGTAGCGTATAATTACTATGACTTCCCTCATACAGATATCTTTGCAGTCGACTCTGTTAAGAATACCGACTCCACTGGTATCGATATGTTGTCACGTTTCTCTCTCGATGATGGTCAGAGAGACAACTTCTATCGACATGGTCGGTTGATTCTAGATCGTGCGGACAGTGCACCAGCAGAAATTTATGTTAAGTACTCACGTTTACGACATAATAATGACGGTGACTTCTTTGCTGCATCATCATATAATACGTTGGGTTATACTAACATACCTTCACACACTTTGTCAAATGGTCAAACAGTAAGTCTGTTTAATTTCCTTGACTTCCGTTCGACTGATTCGGATGGTACTTACATTAACATCAACTACCTACCAAAGAGTGGTGACAATGTTACTGCGGATATTGGTTACTATCTACCACGTGCAGATAAACTTATCATGACACAAGAAGGTGAGGTTCAGTTATTGATGGGTCAACAAGCTGCGAATCCGCAGTACAAACCCACACCATCAAATGCGATCGAGTTGTACAAGATTCGCATGAATCCAAACACACTTAATGAGAATGATCTCAGTTTCACAGAGATTGAATATCCACATTACACGATGAAAGATATTGCAGATCTTGAAGCAAAAGTAGATCGTCTCGAAGAATACACACGTCTTTCGTTCTTAGAATTGCAACAACGTTTACAACCTTCGTTTGACAGTGCAGGTAATGAGCGTCTTGAAATCGGTTCTACCACAGACGAATGTAACGATCAGACAAGATCTGATACTGAAAACGAAGACTATGCTGCATCACTTGATCCAGAAAATCAGGTGATTCGTCCACTGGCAGATGAAAACAATATCAATCTGGTCATGGACAGTGCATCGTCTGACGGTATCATTCTGAAGGGTGACAACGTTTACTTGACGTATGACAGTGCTGAGTGGGCATTCCAACCTCTTGCTTCTACACACGTAAACGTCAATCCAAATTCTAACAGTCAGAACATCGGAACAATTAAGTTGTCTCCGTCTTCCGATGAATGGAAGGACAGTTTCACTAAAGCAACTCGTGCGATTCAGGGTACGAACAAACTTGATGTGGATCAAGCGAAGTTGTGGAACAGTTGGCAATGGAACTGGCAGGGACGATCTTCAGAAGAACGCGAAACAAGTTATCAATATGACCGTAGAGGTGATGTAGAAAATGGTCGTTTGTTCAACGACACTTCGGAAAGATACTTTTCAAATTCTGCTCCTATGCCACTTACAGGAACACCGAAGAGTGTTCGTCGGGTTGTATTCTCAGATACCCTAAGAAGGAAAGTGGGTAATCGATACGTTGATCTCGCACTTGTCCCTTGGATTCGTTCTCGAAAGGTTTATTTCCATGCGAAAGGTCTGACACCTAATACAAAGTTCACTCCATTCTTTGATGGTGTAAAGGTTGACGATTGGGTACGCGAAGAGTCGTCATTTGTCACATGGTCAAGTCGTGACGATGAAATTGGTAACCGA